GTTTAATTGGGTTTCCAACTGTTCAAAATATTGAGCGGTAGTAAGAATTCCCTCGTCATATTCTCTTGTTATATTTGCTATATTTACGCCTAGTTCTTCAAATGCGCTTCCCTCTCCAAGAGACTCCATCGTTCCATACAGCATATCCAAGAAACCTTTGGTTTGTATTGCTTCGTGTTTTGCCGCTTCTCCCGATTTTCCCAAAGATTCTGCCCAACCATCGTGGGCTTGTGCCGCCAGTCTTGTAACTCGTAAATTATCAAATTCTGCTTCCGTTAATAATTTTATTTCATCCATTGATAATCCCGCATATTCTGCGGCTTTTTCAAGGTAGGATACATACTCATCATATGTATTAAACTGGTCTCTAACAGATACTTCTAATTCGGCCAATACACCTGCTAGTTGGTCGAATCCTCTTCCTACAATTATCCTTCTCCATCCTAAACTATCCAGAGAATCATTAAGGGAATCAATGCCTTTTGAATAAACTTCAAATAATGCTTCCGTATTTTTTCCCTCGTTTAGAGCATTTTGAAAAGCGTTTTTAGATATTTCTTGAGTTTTGTCAGAGCTTAATGCTAAGGAAAGTCTGTCTAAGCCATTTATTAAAGCATCATACGCTTTTATAACCTTTTCTGGAGGCATTGCCGCTTGCCAGAAACCTTCCCAACTGGCTTTTAGTTGGTTTTGCTTTGCTTCAATATTTTCAAGGTATGTTTGGTATCTTTCCTGAGCTAGACCTTCTGCCTCTTGCTGGTCTGCAATAGCTTTTCTATACATCTGCTCATTATCTAGCAATACAAGCAAGTTTTCACGTTGTCTAACGCCTGCCATTGCCTTAGCAATATTGGCTTGTTCGATGCTGTCCAATTTATCCCAAACTGGAAATAAATCGTTCAAAACATCTGTGAAACTTCTAAATTCTCCCTCGTCATCTCTTATTGCGATTCCAACACGTTCTAAAGCCGCTCCTACATTGTTTATTCCCATTCCTTCTTCATCAAGTTTTCCTTCTTTGATGTCTTGGAAACGAGCAAACATTGTTCTCAGAGATGTACCGATAACTCCTGCTTCACGTCTTGTAACAGAAGAAATTGTACCAACCATTGCTAACAATTCATCGAAACTAACTCCGGCTTGCTGTGCCGAAACCGCCGAACGCTGTAAGGCTTCCGACAGTTCTGCTGTACTTGTAGCCATAGTATTATCCACTTGGATAATTCTGTCTACAATAGGTGGAATTTCCTCGATGGATAGCTTATAAGCATTCATAATGCTTGTCAGATATTCCGTTGATTGTGCGGTATCTATATTACCTAATTTAGACATTATCAGGGTGGATTTTAATAGTTCCGCAGTTTCTTCCGCTGTTTTACCTTGACGAATATATTCCAAACTACCACGAGCCACTTCTAATGTTGTAGCTCCCATAGCTTTAGCGAGTTGGTTATATTGGAATGACAACTCTTCTACTTGGTCGGATTCCATACCACTAACAATTTGAATATCTGTCAATTCTTTATTTAATTTTACAATATAATCAAATCCTTGCTGAATTTGACCAACTAATTTGTAAATTAGACCCAAACTTACAGCATATGTAGCCGCACTCTTTATGGACTGCATTATTCCTTGCGCCCAATAATTTGTTTTTTGTCCTATCTGAGTCGTTGTTCTCTCTACAGTCTTGAGACCCTCATCACTCTCTTTTACTCTTTTTGTAACTTCATTCATTCCATCTTTATATTTCAACATATAAGATTCCATATTTTTGGAATCTACTGCTGTTTGGAATTTTACTACAGTTGCGCCTCTTGCCTCTAAGTCTTTTAGGGTCTTGTTTAAATCATCTCGAAGAGATGCCGCATCTATTCTTGCGGATAATGAGACATTATAATCCATTGTTTACCAACCTCCTCTCCCACCTTGAAGGTGGTAAATAAGTTCAATATTTTTTTATTTTAAATCCTTTTTTAGAGCTTTCAACTCTTCCCAATTTTTATCTTTACTGGTAGAATCATCGTATATCTCTACCAAATCAATCGAAGACCATCCAAACAAGTCTCTAATAAGTCTTGCTGGAAGACCCTTCTTTGATAAATAAGTAGTTAAATAATGTCTTAATGCGTGAGCATAAAAATCTTCTTCAATTAGTTTATCAATGCTGTTAACCCAACTTCTAATCGTTCCGTCTACAGCGGGTTTTCCATTTCTCTTTATAAATAGATAGTCATGGTCTTCATTGTTTTCTTCCATAATCTTTTTTCTTTCTGGAAGCCACTCTTTAAAATGAGGTAAGAAAATCTCTGCAATAATAAATTTGTGTAACAATTTTCCAGTTTTTCCACGACCTTTAGTTCTAATTTGTCTGGTAGTCTCCAAGAATATATCATCAAACGCTCTATTATTTTCGTCTATCAAAGACACTTCAAATCTAAGAAGTTCTGAAAAACGCGCTCCGCTTGCAACAGCCAATGCCAACCAACAGGCTTTTTGTTTATCTGTTTCGGAAAGATATTGAAGCAACCAATCTACTTTATCATCAGACAAAACAGTTTTCTCTCTCTTTTCAGATTTGGGAGCCGAATCAATTACCTTCAAAACAATATTTCTAAAGTCTGGATAATCGTCATCCATAAATCTTTCAATAAACTGACTTAAACTGGATAGTGCAGAACGCATTCGGTTTAGTCTGCTCGAACCCCATTGGAGTTCTTCTGTACAATAAGAAAAAAATTCTGACATTTCAAGTTTTTTAATATCAACAAAGAATTTATTATCCAGATAATCCAAGCAATAAACAAAAAATATATTCAAGTCACTTTCATATCCGGTAATAGTCGTTTCAGAACACGTAATGGATTTGTTCTTTAAAAATTGTTTTTGTAAAGTTTTATTCTTAGGATTTACTTCGTCCAGCTTTTCTGGAGTAGTAATTATTTTTCTGAATGTTGCCCTTCCCATTATAAAATACCTTTCTCCTTTAGATGCGCCACGAGTACAGCAAATGAGTCTGATTCATCATTGTTCGAAAACCCAACGTGACCATAATTTTCTATCATTTTTTGTCTTAGCTCGTCTTTCTTCATATTTCCCTTTCCTCCAGCAAGTTTCTTAACCGTTGCGGGGGGATAGGAATATATGCTTACATCGTGTAATAAATATCTAACTACACCATGCACCATATAAATAACTTGTGTAGATTTATTAAATCTATAAAATCCAGCTTCAATAGCTACTTCTTTAGGATAGAATAAATCTTTTAGTCTTATTATTTCATCGGCAATTATTTTAAGTCTTCTTCCGCTTTCGTCATCGGAATTCGTTTCAACACTTCCTAGAAATACAGGATTTCTAATATTTGTGTCATTGCCTACAATTGTTATTCCAGTTCTGGACATTGAGACATCTAGTCCCCATATACAATTTTTCTCCATAATTTTCCCTTCAAAAAAAATAGAGACCTCCCCAAATGGGGAAGTCTCTAAAGTTCCTATATATTCTTACAGCAATCCACGTTTCATGAGTTCCGGCGTAATGCCAAATCGGGCAAGTACAAACAATATAACGCCCATCAGCATTGCTTGGTCAATCGGGAAAGCAGGCAAGAATTGGTGAATTAAAAATACACCAAAACCAGAAACCAGTGTCCAAAAGGCTTTGCTTTTAAACAAATCTCCAGCCGTAACACCCAACAGCTTTCTTTGCATAAGCTGTGGATAAATCCCTACCAAGCCCAAAAGAAATAGAACAAACGCTAAAACTTGGGTTTCATCAAACGGAAATGCAGGGAAAAAGAACTTCACAACAAATAAGATTAATCCTACAAGCAAAGTCCAGAATTCTAAATTTTGTAACATAATCGTTTCTCCTTTAATTAAAAGTAACTGTTTCTGCTAGGGGTTGTAGCCTTAGCAGTAACCTGACCGCCAAACTTACTATTTAGTTTCCTTTCTATAAGTTTATCCAGTCTTCCTTTGTCAAACCATTTCTTTATGAAATTTGACCAATACGGCCTTCTTCTGTGGGATAGGTGTCTGTTACCGTTTCCCCAAATCATAAGGCCACTTGTATATCCAGCCTCATAGCCATTATATACAAGATTCAAAATATCATCCAGATAATCTCTGGCGTCTCCCCAAAGGGGGCTTCCGTGTAACCAAGTTTCTTGGTCATAGGTAAGCATGTCTTTATGCATATACAACTCTGTAACAAGTTTATTCCCGCTTTTTTTAATTGCGTCCCAATCCCATGCATTCAAGAATTGCATTGTTGGACTTCCTGTTCCATCGTGATACCACGTATTGGGCGTTGTATAAACATCTTTTAATATCTGTTGTTGAAGACTTTCTAAAAGTTGTTTAGTAATGTCTTCTAGAATCTCTCTTACGGCGTTCTCCAAAATCTTCTGTAACTGGCTCTCTGTTTTTATTTCCATATCTTTCCCTCCTATCATTGCCTATAACTTCTTCATAGTCACAATTTGGACAGATTTCTACGGTTTGGGATTCCCCATGTTTATCAAGCCTTCTTACTTGGAGTTTCGAAGAACACATTGGACATTCTTTAGAAGTCCCTCTAACAAACTTTCCTTTGATTGCCTTTTTCGACATTGTTTATTCCTTGGAATTATGTTGTTCGGCCTCATCTAAAAGAGGAGACAAGCGGGATTCAGAAATTGCTTTTCCGGCCTCTTTTACAGATTCCGTAAGTTTTTCCAACCCTCCATCTCCAACTTCATCTAGGAATGTAGCCAGTTCTCCTACCACAGTATCAATTACCACGCCAACAGATGACTTTACATCCATTTGATGAATAACATCTTCTACAATTGAATCCAGAAGATTTCTAAACCAATTCCAGTTAGAAACTTCTTCAATAACCTTTTCATAAACATCTGTGCTGAAAATCACATTATCATTCGTTTCTCTAATGTAAACCACATCCAAATCGGTTACAATAGAAAGAACATCTGACCTCAAACCCCCCTCTGCTAAAAATCTATTAAATTCACTAAATTTCCAAAATGGATTAAATTCTTCTTCTTTTACGTTGAAAAATCTATGAAGATAATTTATTATTAGTTTTTGGGCATCTTCAAATCCGATGACTCTACTTACTTGCACAGATTTGGACAATATTGATATTGTTGAAAATTGTTCAAATTTATTAAGGTTCAACTTAACTTTATTAACTTTTTCCGTTGTCATTTCTTAATTTTTCTCCATGAATTTTTATAAAATGTGAATTTTAAGCATTCGGTGTCAATCCAGCATTTTTCATTTGGGATGTAAGGGTGTTTACTCTTTCTCTTTCAATATCGAGACTGATACGCAATTGGTTATTTTCATCAACCAAAATGTTTATCTTTCTCGTAAATTCGTGTCTGTTTTGTTCAAGTTCACCTTTTAATTCGGTGTTCTCGTCTTTTAGTTTCTTTACAATCCCCTCTAATTCTTCAATCTTAGACCCTTTTTCCGCATCCACCTCTATCATACACGCCATTCTTTCTTCAAGGTCTGTAATTTTTAGGTCTTTTTCATTAACCTTTGTTACAAGGTTATCAACTACTGACTCCAATTCGGTGTGTTTTTTTATAAGGCTAAGATGCTTCTCACTTAGGTCTTGATAGTTATCATTGCATAAATCTACAGATTTCAAAAGAGATGATATTGTATCAGAATCGTTTTTCGATATTTCTGACGCATCAACTTTGTCTTTCGCTTCCCGTTCTTTTTTAGCTTTGGCAGAATCGAGTACCTTCTGTATCGCAATGCCTAATAAGTTAAAGAGTGCTGTCAATATAACTATTAAAGTTGTGTCTTCCATGTTTTAATCCTGCCTAATAATAGTCTTATCCGTTTGGATTTCCTAATGGATAGAAATACATTGTTGATAGCATCGTTTACGAACCAACCGGAAAATAATATATATTGATACAGGATAACGGAGTCCAATGATTCGTGCATTGATTTGAAAAATATATTGCCTCCGTAGTATAATATACCACCTAACCAAGATAGAGACATTAAGACATAAAAAACCCTCGCAGATTTTTTATAATAGAACAAAACAGCACAAGCTATAAAAGAAATGATTGAAATAATCAATCCTAAATATCTTGCTTCCATGACTCCGCTCCAATCCTTAAATCTCTATTTTATCACCTTTAGAAACATCTTTCGTTTTCTTTACCCTCAGGTTAGTACCGTTGAAATCAACAAATACATGCGTTGGAGTTACTAAAACGACTTCGTACCTTTTCTTTTTCGGCTTAGATGATTTTCTTTTAGGTGTTTCTTTAACATCTTCATCATCAAGTCTTAATTCTTTATTATCATCAGTCATATTTATCTCCAAAAAATAAGGGGGGAGAGATAATTCCCTCCCCCTATAAAACCGCTAACTAGCTAACCACACATTCTACAGCGGCATCAACAGCGGGTTTCGCTGTAATCGTCACACTGATATATGTAGTTCCAGCCGCAACAGTTGTAACCAATCCTGCGCTATCAACTGTAGCTACGCCTGCATCGTCAGACGCAAACGTTAAGTCTGCCACAGGAGGAGTCGAAACGCTTCCATCCGTATGAACAGCTTTTACAAGCAGTTGCTCAGTAGCAGGGTCAGTAAGAGCCAAGTCACCGTTAACAATGGCTAGAGCTTCCACATCATCATACCAATTTGCAGAATCAACAACTCTTGTAATAGTTCCGTAAACAGCTTGGTTTGCACATGAGCCAGATGTCGGAGTGTAAGACAAAGCTCTACCCGTCAAAGGCGTAGTTGCAACACCATCAGCAGTCATAGACAGAGCGAAGTTACCAGACAAAGTAAGTCTATTGATAACAAACTCAACTTTACCGATAATATTTGCACTGTCATCACTGGACGCTAATTGTGCATCCATAACACATCTTACAATGCTCGGAACAATGTTAGCATTGATGGTCAATTCTTTTGCCGCCGCGTTCGTATTGAAATATCGAACACAGACAACATCGTTCTCAGCACCATAGGCACTTGTGAAGTTTTGACCAGTAAAGGTTACTCTTTCAACATATCCATCGCTGTGAGTTACCCAACCATAAATGGTAGAACCCTGAATCACGATAGGAGTCCCTGTAACCGTACCTGCTCCAGCCGCACCCAACGTTACATCTTCCTCTGCGTAAACATTGGCTCCTGTGGCTAGATTTTGTCCAGATGTCTTGGCTAAAAAGTCAAGATTAAACTGAGTATCGGTAAGCGTAACATTTAAATCTGCTCCTTGATACAGAATATACTGCAAAGCATTACCTTTACCACCGCGAACATCTGTATTACTTAATGTCAACTCAAGAGATGAGTCCATTAAAGTCTTACTTGTACCGACTAGGTTATCGTTTTCATCATACAACCAAACATCGGCAACTGACGTTAGAAAATATTTCATATTCGTTCCTCCTTATTAAGTTTGCATAGCCTTTCCAAACTTATTTTCAAATTCTTCATACGCAATCAAACCATCATGTTTATCAGCGTCAAGGTCAGCTAACCAATGTTTTATTGCGTTTTTATCTTTAAATTTAACGAATCCACTCATAGATGCTGAAAGATATATTTCATAATGTAGCTTATGGTCTATTCTAGCCAACATCTTATTGAATTTTCGTATTGTTACATTGTACACATCTTCTATAGGAATACCAGTGGATATTGAAACAGCAATAATTTGGTCTTCCAAACCAGCATGTTTCATACCGCTATTTTTTCTCCGTATTTCTGCGGCCAATTTTGCGGCATCCCTAATTTCTTTCGCCACCCTATCATCTGGTATCTCTATTTCGTTTTGAAAGCAAATGATTTGACGAATTTCTTCGAAATCTTTTGCAGAAAACACATTATTATTCAATATAATAACAGGCTTTTTTTTGTCATCAAAACCATATCTCAAAGTTAGGTTTTCATCTTTAAGGACTATAGTAAGCAACCATCCAAGCATTTTCATATAACCAAAATCTGGATTTTTCTTTTCTTCTGTAATCAAATATTCGAGATAAGACATTTGAATCACTTTAGCATCTGGTATACTGTTTTTGTCAATAGTTAAAACATTAGACAAATACATTACCATAAATATATCCTTCAAGAGAGCCGGATATATTTTAAGAGTGGATTTTTTGTCAGCGGAAACATATGTATACGGTTGGTCAAAAGTTGCATACATTTCCAATTGCTTTTTTTCCATATATCTCCTCTAATTTGACTTATTTCCGAAGAAGAATACTTTACCCTTAAACGGAATCTGACCAGATGTTTCCATTCTAGCCTGAGATGCGGCACTTTGAAGAGCATTGAAAGTAAGCCTTCCTAACCCTCCTATTTCAGCACCGTTGAATAAGCCAAGAATATTCTTGGAAATCATATCTACTCTAGTTTTATAATTGCTTAGATGATTTATCTTCCAATGACTATAAACTTCAAATCTCATATACAATGTCCCAATAGTCCTATTTTCAGGCTTTAGCGAGAAAGGGCTTATTCTTAAAATGCAGTCTTCTCTTGTTTGCACATCTGGAAGACCATCGTCCATGAAGATTCTATATTTCGTTCCATCTTCCGAACCATTATAAATAAGAGACGCTTTTTCATCTACTGTCAAATCCGGTTTGTCCCAAGCGTCCGGTGTTGTATATTTCAGAAGTTTCCAAACAGTTTCATTGTTATCCATTAAATATTTTATCGCTGTATAGCTAAAATTATCGAAATCCTCATAAGTAGCATATCCAGAGCGGTCAAATCCTGCCATTATTACCAACCTCCTTGGAGTTTAAAGCTAAAAGTTTTAACTGTAGCTCCAGAAGTACATTCCACATCTAATGTATCAGTTAAGAACATTTTCACATTCTCAATACTAAAAGAATTCCCGTCAATAACTGTAAAGTTATAATTTGCGGAAGGAACGGTATTAGGATTTAGACTAAAAGAAAAGGCGTCTGGTTGAGCGACTGAATTTAGATACAAAGTAACCGTAAATGTCTTTGATGACCCTTCTAAAATGTAATTAGAATCGGGAGATATTTGCACAGTATATTCTGTAGCAGGAACCAAAAGAGTTTCAACAGAAATAGAACCATACACATCCGCATTATCTTGTAATGTTGCAGTTATGTTAGCAGTGCCGGATGAAATAAAAGTAACTAGTCCAGAAGAAGAAACTGTAGCTACAGCCTCATCATCCGAAGACCATGTTACATTCCTATCAACGGCTAATCCGTTCAAAAGGACATTTGCTACTAACTGAGATGTAGTTCCCACCTGCCCACTCGATGCTCCATATACATTTATTGTATATACATGCTCATAAACATCTGCGATTCCTCTGATTAAGTCATCTGTATCTTCATTAACAAAGTCTGCCGACAAAGTTAATTTAAGAATGCCATTGGTCGAATTGACTAGGGTTTTATGGTTATCGAAATTATTGACACCACCACCCTGTACTTTATATCCAATCCAACTATCTTGATTTCCGAATAAAAATCTTTGATTAGGATTAATCTTATTGCTCGTCTCATTAAGTTGAGAAATAACTTGTAATATACCGCTAGGATTTACCATTGCAGACATCGCAGAAGCATAGTTTCTGTTTTCTGTAATGTTGTAATCCAAAACACACGGAACCGTTAGGAGTTCTCCATTATCGTCTAGCCATCTTAAGGTATTGTTACATCTTCTAACAACACAAGTAGACGTTAGGTTTTTTAAATTTTCTACATTTATTGTAACCCAATAGTTCTCGTCAAAATAAAACATAGAACCAAATTTAACCTGTTTGGATATGTCTGAAAACATTAGTAATTTCCAGTCATCTCCCATATTAATACCCGTAGTAGGATTAAAGACATAGTTTACACGAACATCAATATCGGTATATTCCCCACTTCCGAACGATGTTTCTTCTTGAATGGTAAACCAATCAGAAGAATTATAAAACTGGTCGTCTATCAACTTTGTAAAGTCGTTTATCCAATCTTCTTTTGGAGAAGAGGCCATATTCGCAAGATATATATTATAAATTGAATATGCCATAATTAACTCTCCGTATAGAAATCTTGAATTAACCAGTTTGTCATATTTATGTTTCTATATCCATATTCCAATAAGGCTTGACTATTTCTCTCTCTCACCTCTGACCAACGAGCATTTTTTGCGGCTAAGTTTTGGGCTTCGCTATAATGCTTGAAATCTTTGTCCGTTATATTCAAGCTCATCTGACGAACATCTTGAACTTCTTTCTCCAACCATACTTCTACCATTAATCTGGAAAGCATCATGATGTTTATGTCAGTTAAATCATTGTCAAAAAGTTTTGTCGTATCATCTCTAGTTAAAGTTTGATTACAACTTTGAAACAGGTCTACTGCGCCATCCAAAAAGCCTATCAGATAATTCTCAAAGTCAGGAACGCTTGCTTGAAAAAGATTATCAAGTCTCCAGTCCTTTATTCTTACCATAAATTTATCAAAAATTGTCGAATACGCAGTACCCATAAATTATCCTCCCATTCTTATTTAGAAGAGACTGTTAAAGCCTTTCTGTCTTCAACTACTTCTAGAATATTAATTCCAGTTTCCTGAGACATTGCATAAATAAGGTTTTTATCAAACTCCTTATCTTCTTTTACAATCTTAGAAATAATTGAACTTACAATATTCTTTTGTTGACGTTCATTGGCAGTCTTAAATAAAGCTAGAGATTTTTCAAAATCTCCGTTAAAAATTTCCAGAACATCGTCTTTCGTAAGAATGTTGTCATAATATTCTTCGAGACCATGCTTTCGAATAACTCTCTCATCAAGAATTACATACAAACCCTTTTCTGCGAAAGTAGGTCTTGTTTCAAGAATTTCCACAATATCTTTATACATAATACGCTTAACAGCAAACATCTCTTTGAAGTTGTAAGGTCGTCTTCCGGCTTGACCTGTGCTGAGATTTAATTGCCAAGGAGTCAGAGACATTACCTGAATATATTCATCTGCACGAATGTCTAAGTCTTCTTCTTGCGTATCGGGTTCACCCTGAGCCTCTATTAATTGAATAAGTTGAGCTTTGGTTAACCCTGAAAGATTTTTTTTGTTTGTCATTTTCTCCTCTAATAAGTTTGGAGGAGGGGATTGTCCCCTCCTCTTTTATTTTGAACTACTAGGCAAGCTCGATAGTTCCAGCAATTGAGCTAGTAGCAATACCAGTACCCCAACTCTTCATCAGGTTGGCGTTCTGTGTTAGGTTTGCATTTTCCATAGCGTTGTCAGTCATAGCAATAGTGCTACCTTCCAACACCACTTTGACGAGTTTACCAGCGGCAGGTGAAAGCACCCACAGTTTGGTGTCGTCAATTGTCAGCTTGAATTCGGTTGCCCAATCAGCCTGTTGCGGAATTTCCAGAACATCTACGCCCTTGAAGTTACGAATGTAACCCATACGAACATATTCCGACTCTAGGTCGTATCTGTAGTTCACGTCAGCAGAAGGCAGAACCTCTTGCAAAGCCAGTTTTGTTCCCACTAGGGTAACAGGTGCGCCACCATTCCATGCAGACACTTTTTGTGCCAGAGAAATGAAGGTCGAATCTGACCAACCTGAGAAACGCAAAGCGTCATCACCAGCATTGTCCAGAGCGGCCATTGCCGTAGCAAAGGCTGTGTACGCATCTTTTGCAATCTGTGCTTCCAAGCTCATAGCGGCTTTCGAAGCGAAACGAGCCAATGACTCTTGTCCGGCCAGCACTCTATACAGAGAAACGCCAACAGAAATCAGGCGGTTTTCAGGAATGATTGCAACCTGACCCTTGAATTGCTTCTTAACTTCGCCCTGACGCATAGCACGTCCAGCCTTAGAAACAACAAACAGGTCACGAGCTTCAATGTCGAAAGTGGCTGAATCGCCATAGCCGATAACTTTAACATCTGAATACATACCAGTGCTTCTCAAAATGGCATCAGGCAGTACAGCATCAATCATCTGGTTTACAACGGCAAAACTTGCCCAACGTAGCATTGGGTGAGTTGACCACGCCTCAAGAGGCATTTCCGACAGGTCTTTAACACCAGCACGCGCCATAATTTCCCGCATCATTGCTTGGTTGACCTTTTCTTCTTTTTCGGAGAATGTTACGGATTCTCCCTTTCCGTTCTTCGTAATGTAGCTTAGACCCTTTTCACCACGTTGTTCAGCGCAATATTGGTTGTAATAGTCTACGAACATTTCGAAAAGTTCAGTTTTTCCATTGGCGAATTTCAACACGCCAGCAGGTAATCTAACAATACTCATTTGTATCCTCCTGTTTTTAAGACTATGTTGTTTTTAAACTCCTTATAGTCCTAATAATATCTATAATGTTTTATTTATGCTACAGCAACAACTTCGAACATGTCCAATGCGACTCTTTGCGTTCCGATAGAACCCAAACCAATTGAAACATAATCGCTATCATCAATCAGGTGCAGTGAAAGTCCAGAAACAGCAGATGCCGCCCAAGTCAACGCCTGTGCCCCATCAGTGGCAACAACATATTCATTCGTGCTTTGAGTTCCAGCCAGAGCATCAGCAGACATAGAAATAATGTCACCGATTTGAGGTTTGAACACAGAGAACACATCGCCAATCGGAATGTAGAAATCTCTTGGGTCAGGGTTCAAGTTCTTATATTTTGAATCGGTAAGAACAATTTCAGGTTCCCATGCCATCCACAAATCATAAAGGTGGGCTGTAGCAGGAGCAACCATTGTCCAAACTTCGTCTTCACCAGCAGTTGCCGATTTACCGCTAAAGTAACCAACAAAACCGTTTTCATATACGGCGGCTGAAACAGCACTTCTATTGAAAGAATGTACATCTTTTGCCGCTATCTTGCGAGGGATAATCAATCCATAACTCATTTTAAATCCTCCTTAAAAATCACTTTCTTTATTAGTCATCCCAAATAGTTTTTGATTTGGGTTGCTTATCATATAACTGTGGAATAGAATATACAGTTTTTCCACCAAATAGTTCTGTAATATCTTCTTCATTTTCTGGATGCTCAGATTGAGCAGAAAAGGCCATAGCTCTAACTTTATTTTTCCAACCTGATAGGTCTTCCAAAGAAAAGTTAGCATTAGCATCTTCTCGCAAAGTTTCCAGTTCTTCCTTTTTCAGAATTCCTTCAACCTCTTTTAAGGTCTTGTCAATCTCAAAAGAAAATTCCTTTGCTTCAATGTCATCTTTGAATGCTTGAAGTTCCGCATTGGATGTTGCCAGAACTTTCATTCTATCAACACACGCACTGAAAACTACTGACATTTCAAGATTGCCATTGGCATATTGTTCCATCATGGTGTCATGGCCTTCCATACCATTCAACATTTCAAGAGCTTCTTCAACTCTCTCATATTCGTTGGATGCCATTTCTTCTTCCTCACCATCTTCGCTTTCAGAAGGTTTCTTTTCTTCTTCGTCTTCTTCATCAGCGGCCATTTCTTCCTCAGCGGCCATTTCTTCCTCAGCGGCCATTTCTTCGCCTTCTGCTTTTTCTTCTTCTTCTTCTACCTCTTCTTCGGTAGCTTCATCGGAAGCAAATTCTTCTTCTACAGAAGGTTCATTTAAGGCTCCGTCTTCCAAACTCATCGCCTGTTCCTCCTTCTCGTTTAGTCCTAATTTATTATAGATGGACTGCAATTTAGAGACAACAGAGCTTGCATTTTCTTTCTTTGCGTAAGCAAGGGCTGATGAAAGCGCATACCTATTGTATACGGCTTTTCCACCAGATATTTCCATAATGGGGTATTTTAGATGTTCGCTAGGAGCATCCTCCCATCCGGCTTCTACTTCTGCATAGACATCCTTAACGAGACTTTTATAGTTTTTAGCTTTCAAAACTTTATCTCTGAGTGCTACCTTATCTACGTTCCCCCAAGAGGTGCTACTCATGGAATCCTTACTCTTATCAACTTCGATTGATTTTCCGGTTCCATATTCATCCTTGGATGTAGAAAATTCGCTCATGTCCTTTTTCTTTTTTACCCATTTTCCGTCTTCAACGGTATGAGATTTCTTAAATTGCGATATTGCAATAGCCCAACCATTTTTTTCTTTGTCTGAGCCGATAGCATCGGCGTTTCTAGCTATTTCGTTAGCCTGAGCTAAAGATACCGGAGGCTTTATACCCTTTATTGCAGGGTTTACTTCTTTCATGCTTGAATATGGCATTATTTTTTTATCCTCCTCCTGAAAATATGCGGGTATCTTTGAATCGAATTCATCCATTTCTGTTACCAGATTGGACGCCCATTCCATACCAGATTTCCCTCCACACAACTGCCAAGAAATCCAATTTTCAGATTTTGCATCAGACATATCCTTTTTGGATAGTCTGGTTAACATTTTGTGAGCATATCTAACCTTTTTGGGTGTCGCAATGTCATTGTTGTTAAGGTGATTTGCGATTGACATTATAAGAGCAGTTCCGCCCTTACCAAGATTAGTTCTAAGCTCAAGACCCTTTTTTACATTTGACTTAACGCCTTGAGGTATGGTAAAATCAATATCTTCGTATTTTGCAAAATGCTCTTTAAAGTATTTCTCTTTATTAGGCTCTTCTGAAAACGATAATATTTGTAGGTGTGCATCTGGAGATGCTTCTGTAACAAATTCACCGAGAATACATATTGCAGTATATACGAAATTGACCATTTTTCCTAACTTGGAGAAAACACCATTATCTTCGTCCATTTGGTCTACTTCGTAAAGTTCCATCTCCACACTTACTTTTTTCTTACCTTTATCTCTTTTTATAATATCCATAAGTCCACGACTATAAAGTTTCCAGATTTTGGCTGTAACGAACAGTCCCAATCTTCCATCTTCAAGTCTTTCAAATGTTTCAGAACCCTTTACAACAAAACCACCAATAAAAGGGTCTTCCCCATGACTTCCAACATCTCCAAATGTTTCATCTATCTCAAAAACGATAGGTTTTTCACCCAATGTTGGAGCAGTTCTTTTTAAGGTATCTTCATCACAAAATAAATCGTGTCTGTTAGCTCCGCTTGAAAAGGCTTGGATTCTTGCGATTGCGAATTGGTCTGAATCATCTATTGACAAAATGTCAATATCTTCGACCTCGAAATTTAAAATACGTTTATTTTTTGGCAATGCATTCACCTCCTTTTCCACCCATTGTCAGAGCATGACTTACTTTTATTTCTTGAGGTGCGTTTATCATGGCTTCAAGTAGTTTTTCAGTCTCAACAAAAACATAAAAATCATTTTTTCTACCGAATAAACAAAACCCCAAACTGACAAGGTATTTATATACTTCTTCCTTACAGTAAAACTTTTTTACATTTTCGACTTCATCCGAATTGATAACATACATTAGAGTCCTTTCTTATCCTAAACTGGCATCCCACAACAGAACTGCTTTCCAATCGTTTCCTAGAATTTGAGCTTTATCCATGAAAGTTGTTGCTTCTTCGTATTCATTTTGTTGCAGAATAATCATTTCTCTAATTCTTTCTTCCACGACAGGATTGTTTTCGTCCATTGCGGCCAGCTTAATTTCGTCAAGACTTTTTGTAGTTAAGATTTCTCTTCCCAAGTAAGCATCTGCCACATCTTGGATGGTAGCAAAATACATATTACAAGGGTCAATCTTCGGAGTTTGAAAATCAATGTTCAAATCTGTTAGAAGGGATAGGATTATCTTAGCATGTCCCTGTTCCTCTTCCCACTGACCTTCAAATTTTTTAGCTATGTTGTCAAACCCTTTGTTCTTAAAATACGCCGCTATGTAAATATATATATGAGCATTATAGACTTCATGCCCCCATTGCTCTATCAATGCGGCGCGTAGTTCATCGCTAATAAGAGGCATTGTCAAACCCCTTTCTAGTATACCAGATAGTTGATTACATCATCTGCGGTAACGGCATATGTTGCGCCACCATCTGCTACAGTTAGAACCCCATCAGCCAGCGAAATCGCCGCATCAGCAGTTACAACAGCACCAGAACGCATAATTTGAACAATAAAACCTTCGCCATTTGCAAATCCAGTATCAATATCGAGAGTTCCGGCAGTACCTTCTGCGGATGTTACGGTATGAATACCTCTAGCTTGCAATCTAGTTCCTAACTCGGCTTGTCGAGCGGCTTCGTTCATTTTATTCAAAAAACCTTTGACTGCGTTAGTAATTGTCATCTTTCCTCCTTAAATCTCTTTTTAAAACCATATATAATATATGACTTTTAAATACATAAAATAACCATTTTATACGTTTCCACCTCTTGATAAGTTAGCACCCTCTCCTCTGCTTCCTTCTCCTTTATCCGACAAATCGGAGTCGCTTTTCTGAGGTCGTCCAGCGTCCTTCGGAGTATTGAAAGCGGGTGTAATCGGAGTAAGCAGGTCTACGAAACCATTAGCTTTTGCTTCTACCATCATGCGCTCCAAGTTGTGGGGTTTCATCCCCCTTGATGCGGCAATCTTTTGGGGCAGAACAATTCCTAGCTGTGCCATTTCCATAGCATAATCAAATCTTTCTTTTCTATCTAGGTAATAATCGTTCCCTTCAAAGATTGGGTAGAAGTGATGCCATTTTATTTCTTTGTTAGACATATACTCCATAAATAATTGAAATTGAGAATACAACGCTTCCATAATCTTACTGTCAGATTGAAAAGATAGTTGTGTCTCAACGGTATTAGCCTTTAGATTTCCGGTATAAAATATTGCTGAGTTCATACCCGAAGATGAAAGAGATGTTTTTAGATACGAATTGTATAAATCATTCTCCGACTTAAACTGTATGTCTTTCATGTTTTCCAAAGGAGCCGCCGCAACCTTAACAGATTCGGATATTGCAGACTTTACGATTGCTAAGAATTGACCCAAAGTTTTTGCATCAATTGCAATCATGTCTCTAACATTTGTCTTTGCGGGTCTCATTGGAACAGAACCTAAAATCATTCTGGATGCCGCCGCCATATTCGCATTCTTTTGTAACTCTCTCATAAGAGGTTGTTCCAAAAGTTCAGGCATTAGACCTGAAAAATATGGGATGGATGTAACAAGAGATTCATCCATCTTAAAAACCCAAGCCACATCAGGAGGTAAATCTACCCAATAAGCAAACATGCTTTCAGGATTACCTCTATACTTAGGGTCTACAGGTGGGACATATCTTCCATCTTTGTCTTTAATAAATAATTCGTTGAATTTATCTCTGAAAAATTTAGGGAAGAATCTTATGTCTACTCCGGCTTGAAGAAAGTATGAGAAATCAAAGTTTATAAGAAATCCATAATCCCATCGTCCAGTAATCTTGCATCTATCTAACGGTAGCTCTTGAAGAACAAGTTTGTCACCGTCATCTCTCGGACAGACAACAACAGTTTCATTTCTTAACATTTGTTTCAAGACACGTCTAAACTGACCATGCCAATCAAAATTATCAAGAAAATCTTCGAACTGAGCCTTATCTTTTTTAAACTTGCTAGATTTATAATCAGCTTCGTCAAGGCTTCCATTATTTCCCGTTACAACATATGTCATATCAAAAGCCAAATGTGTCATCATATATGAAAGAATTCTCTTCATTGGCATTGAAACAATATCTAAATATTCCATAAAAGAACGTAGAATTTCTTCGTTGTCTTTTGGATTATTCAAGGCTTTTGTAAGGTCTTCTGCTGTATACTCTCTAGGAGTAAACGAAATATCTTTCATTGCTCTGTTGAGCATTTGAGGAGTTATTGCTCCGAGAGGGAAATAAGTTCCTAGTTGCTCCCTTGCGAACGTTAGAACATCGAACACTTGTTCTGGAGTCAGTTCTTCTTCAATAGGAGCTTCTTTCTCTTTATCAGACATTGCACCTCCCTTCCTTAATTGACAAATTGCAATACAGAAGCCATAGCTTCTAAATCGCTTTTATTGTCGTCTTGTTTTAGTATATCTAAATCGAAAAAGGAAGCAATCCAGTTCAAATAGGATACGCTTGTATACCTATCTTTGTATGCTCCCTCGCTTTCTTCTAGTTTTATGTTACCTGATAATAGTTTCATATTCAGGTTTACGGATTCATTAATCATCAGATTGGTTTGAACATAAGGACTCATATAGAAGGCTCTTAGTTCCGAATTATCTAAATTGGAAACATAATCCTTATTTGTTTCCAATAAGAATTCTTCACCTTCCATGTCAGTAATCAAAAATTCCCACAGATGTTTTTGTAAAGAAGACCTGAAAGCAACTGCTATCTGACTATTCAATAATCCCGTAGCACTTATCGGAAATACGACCTCTATAGGTTCCGCTCCCAAAGTTCTATCTACAAGCTCTTCTTTTACTTTTTCATCTATAAATTCGGAGTCAGCAACGGTCATTGCAGGATAATCAACACCTCTTTCTTCGTCAATCGTAGTTTGAGAAAGAGAATCGAAAATTGAAATTCCCGCATTTTTAAGGTCTAATACTAACCAATCAGCTTCAAAATCGAAGAATATCTGTTTTATTCTTTTAGCCTGTACGAGAGTGTTTATACCTTTATGACTTTCCATATAAACCAGCATTCTTTTATATCCTCTACCCATCATGGGTATGAGTCTTGCACAGCTTATAATTGTATTGTCGTTGGCTTTTCCCGCTCTTGTAGCTATATCCACTGAAACCATTCGTATCTCTCCAGCTACTTTATCAATAGCGTAGGGATTTCTTTTTTGATTATAAGTCTCAACTCTTTGTGGATAAAAAGCTCTTCGCATAACCCTATTAAACATGGACATCTTGAAATATGCTTTTCCACTTGAACCAGCCGGAATATTCAAATATTCCATCTGTTTAGTAAGAGAATCCATATCAGTAGATTCATTTCTAATCATTTCTTCTGTTTTGATATTGTGATATGTTGTTATCAAATAATCCATAGCTAAGAAGTTTGCAGTTTCATCCCCATCTACAACTCTCTTTATGGTTCTCTTTACCATGTTAAACCAATATTCAGATTTGAAACCAGCACTGGTAATATAGCTTATAATACCTTCTTCTTTTAGTTCTGGTCTGGTTCCATATTTCGGGTTCTGCATATACGGAGGTTTTCTAGAAAATAGGAAGGGTCTCAAGACAGAATCTAAAACGTCTTGAGGAACCAATCTAGATTCGTCAAGAATAAGATAGTTACATCTTTGTCCTCTAGCATTTTCCGTACTAACAGAAGCCTTGATTGTACTTCCGTTGTGAAATATAACCTCGTATGTGTTACTATTATCTGTAAGTTTTTCTATCTCTCTTGCGACATTGGGATAATCTTTTTGTAATGCTTTTATTTTTTCTGTTACAATAATTCCGGCCTGTTTTAAGGTTTTGCTTGCTACAATAACCTTAATTCCCGGATATAATACAGCCAAAGTCAAAGCCCATATACCAATAAGGAACGATTTCGCCGCCGCACGAGCCGCAACCCAATAGAAAAGATTGCTTCTTTGTAGCATCCATATTACTAATTTCTGATATGGATATAGTCTTATTCCAAAGTAATCTTCAATAAAGATGTGAGGATTTAATCTGAAAAATGTTATCCACTTTTTATATCTTTCTCTCTTTTCTTTGTCCAGTTGCTCAGATGTTTTTATTGTTCTAGGAGATTTTTTATAACCAGCCATTTATCCCTCCTAGTTCACTCCATCTTCATTTCCCATATATTTTAGGAGACCATCTGGACTATCGAAAATTTCATCTTCTTCGGAATCTTCCGTAAGAGCTTCAATGTTGAAGTCCCTGCTTCCAGTCATGAAGTTCTTTATAGCTCTAACAACATAGTTTTTGAAATACCAGCCAATGTTTTGCCAATCTTTGAAAGCATCTCGCTCTTCTCCATATACTTCTGCGGGTTCGTTTTCCTCTATCATCTTTATAAAATTAGAAAACGTCTCCTGAGATTTAGAGCCTGATGAAGCCTTTTGGGGGTCTACATTTGCCGTCTTTATCAAACTTTCATACTGCTTATCAAGATTTGTTGTTGGGTCTCCATTAAGTCTTGCTTTCATTGTGTCGAATTCGTTCCACACAATTCTCTTCAACAAACCTTCTTCTGCCGTTGTGTCACACTTATGAGTAGATTTCCATTTTTCGAACTTGGCTTCTAACCATTCGTAATCGGACAATTCCAGTCCCATTCCCCATTCTTGTTCGAAATATTTCATAGCGTCTACGTCACCACTATCATCGTAATCATGTTGTGAAACAACATTTTCTTGTGAAGACATTGGTTCTACAAATGTCATAACATTAAAGTCAGCACCTTGTACATTTCCGCTTCCTGCTAACGCCTGCTTATAAAATCCCCATACGTTTGTAGGAAATTTTGTTAGTTTCTCAATTCTCGATTGAACACCATTTACAGCGTTCTCAGAAAAAGCTATATTAAGTGCCCTACATGTATTTAATATTGCAACTCTAAGATTTTTTGTTGATGCAAAATTAGCATTGAATACATCGTTGCAACAATCCTTGCATACACTCATGTACCCATTAGAATCGAGCAACTTGTCAACCGCTGTGTAAAAGTTATTAGACCCTTTTAATTGCATACACTTTCTACAATAAACAGGTTCGGAGGCATCTTTTCTTCTCGAACGTACATTCTTTGGCATACAACCTCCTTAAAACAAAAGACCCTTTCGGGTCTATTATTAATTTTTACTATTGAAATGTTCGTTGAATTTTTTTATATATTCTTCGGACAACTTATCTATCTCCGGTTTTATAGTAGGATATAATCTCATAGCCTCCTCTAAAACCGTTTCTCGTATAACCGCCTCCTTAACCGCATCTGGAGACAAAGCAAAAAGATTATTATCTGATATAAACCAAATATCAGGGGGCATGTGGTGAGATAAATCATAAATAAGTCTGAGATAAACCCTGTTTTCAACAATCTCTATACTTGAATCTGGAATATCCAAAATAAAATCTATTACTTCTGGTATAAAACTTCTGTCTTTTACGTTATAGGTAACACAATCATATAAAACAATTGCTGTTTTATCCTTTACACTTATTGATACTTCATTCGTGTTCATTTCTTATTTAGACCTCTGGATATACCCATCCCAATCATTATTGGAATAGTTATAAACCAAAAAAGAGATATTCCTATTAAAACGGGAAGATAAGATTCTTCGTCTCCTTTTTCTGCATAAGTAAGAATTGTAAAAAGAAACAGTGAAATTATAAAACCAATGAAGTAAGCCCAAGCTATATTCATGATGCAAGACCTCTTTTGTAAATTAATTCTTTTCGGAAAACGTTATTTTTTCCTCCGACTAAATCAACCCAATTGTTATATGCGTTTGGATATTTTTCAATAAGGGAATCTTTCTCATAGTGTGGTTGACCACAATAATCGTAAAAGGTAGGATAATTTTCCCAATCCCAAACCCTGTTGTCAGCAAGGAAGCAGACACAAGTCATGATATTAGAAAGGTCTGGCTCTCGAAAGAAAGCTACGTTTATTGCTCTAGATGAAAGATTTTCAAAAATATCTGGAAGATTATAAAATTCTTCTGGAGAATAAATAGTATTGTCATTCGATATTCCACCATTTAAAAGAATCATGGTTTTGTCAATCCTACTCCAAAGCCGATATTCAGGTGTGTTTCCATATTCAATTTCATACTCATTTATAGCATGAGAAAACTGAATCCCCTTTTGTATTCCCGACAAATGAAAAGGAACAAATCCATACATTCTATATGTGTTTTCAATATTTGCATTACTCATCGTAATAACCTCTTGTCATAACGACCACGCAGTTTTCGTTGGTAAAATTTTCTATAGCTGTAACCATATATCCCAAATCATTATATTTAGAGATAAGAGTAAGCAGTTGGGTTTCATCAGAAACGTATTCCTCAATAGGGTCTGTCTTAACGATAATAAGACCTCGCGTACCAAACCTTCTTAGGATAACCGTTTCAAACCTTTTATTCTCCATTTATAAAAGTCCTCTTTCATAAATGCAGAGAGCTTTCCCCTATTTCCTCGCAGAGGAAAGCAACTCTCTGCCCGATAAGAAATAAAAACTCCCCCTTGAAATAAAAATCTTTTTAGCGCACTACACCCCCAAACGCTAATAATCTAATAATTAAGATTTCTAGTCAGAGTCTTCTTCTTTTCTTTAGAAACTTCGCCTGTCTTATATCTACCAATTCCTTCGCATGTATTGCAACGGAATGACTGATATACGTTTAGACCAGAAGGCCATAACTTTCCAGTTGGAGAAATATCTGTACTTCCACAGAAATTACATTGCTCAGAAGTCTCATCCAGTTCAAACAGTGGAATCTTAGGATGATTTCTCACCCAAGTTCTAAGTTCAAAATAAATGTCCTCCGTAGGAAATAAGTCTTGGACGTTATAAGAATACATTTCCTGCAAATCTTTAGGACTTCCTGCCGTAGCTCTACGCCAGAATTCCCAACCACCATTTTGTTTTTTGCGTTCAAGTTGTAAACGCTCTGCAACATAATCCATAGCGTTTGATTCAAAATCGAACACGTTTTTTACTGTACGATAAAGGTCAACAACTTGATAATGGGATGGGCGTTTCAGACCATTTTCCAAAAATCTTCTATTCATTCTAGGAATATCAAATCCGAAAAGGTTATATCCAATTATAATATCGGCTTCATCAATGGCTTCCCATAAAGAATAAGTTACACGACCATCATCTCTTTCAACAGCTTCATCTGGTGTAACAACATCTCCGAAGCTCTCTCCAGAATTAAGCCATTTTGCCGCCCATGATAAAATGTACCAAGGATGAACAATATTGCTTTTTCCAATATACTGCTTTCCACTACCGAACACTTCAACCATCATCGTACTTGTTTCAATGTCATACACCAGTATTTTCGGAGCTTGACTTACATATCTTGAATCCCCAATGTTATTATCATCTACAGTAAACCATCTATTTGAACCATCTGGATGTCCGTCTAGGTTTTGACATTGATACCGCTTTGTTCCCTCTTTGCTCCCCGCACCTCTACTTTGAACGTGAGGGGATTTGCAAAATGGACAATTCATAAATTAATACTCCTAAATCTCTGCTAGTTTACATAGCATATTTTTTTTGAGCAGGTCTTAGGATTCCCCCATGCCTCCCTTGTAATAACCTATAGGCATGTCCTAATCTCTTGTTCTTACATAATAAGTATAACATATAACTTTTATTTTGTCAAGAGTTCAATTGCTCTTCAAATTCTATATCCGCAATACGCTCTTGTTTAGTAACTTCTCCAAAATAGCGTCTAGGGTTTCCACACATATGACAGCTACAGGGCTTCCTAGTATGAACGAGGGTTTTAAATATCTTGCCATCTTCGGACAACCATTCTTTGTGCCCCCACCATCCACGCCAAGCCTTAATGATTTTTCTGGCCTTATTACGACCCATTTCAAGACGTTGATGTTTATTAGTAGGATGAGACATACTACCAGCCTTTCCAGTTTGTTTCACTTTCAATGTTGACGGGTTCTCTATTGGTTCGACCAGTTTTAAGAACCTGCTTTGCATATCTCCGCCTAGCCTTACTTAGTCGGCGTTTATACCAACGTCCTACTCCACGAGTGTTCCCCCAAGTTTCAGTAACACTCAACCAAGGGTATTTTTCAAAAAGTTTGTCAAGTTTTCTGTTTCCCATATACTCCCCATTATAGCATATTATGCTGGAGGTGTCAAGTGGTCTAGAACCAAGAATTCAGCTTTTGACGTATATCCTTTAAATATTCCATATTCGAGATACGCCTGTGCATACACTCTACCCACTGTTGGAAGGTCTGTTATCGCTGTGGTAATATATTCTATATAGCCATCTGTTCCAGTCGTAGAAAAATCTGCATCAAACTCTTGAACAGTTCCTTCTGAATCCTCCAAGTAAATTTTCTTTACGGTTGCCCCGCTTAAATCAACCGCAACCCCATTCTCAGTTACTAAAAGTTTTACAGTAACACCGATACCACCTTTTATAAGAGTTTCCATGTCATACCTCCTATATAATCCACCATGCGGTTGAATCTGAATGGACAATTACGTAGTCATACTGAGATGTCAACGTTATGGATGGTTGACCATCTATATTGTATCCATTTCCAGAGATAATCACATTGTTGGCAGTAGCATCAATTTTCTTTATAGTAAAACTCGCACTATGATTGACAGAATTGCCTAAATCTGGTAAACTTATAGTTATAGGAACAGTTGAACATTGTACCAGAATTGTTCCGGTATCGTCAGTGTTCCTAACAATTGTATAATCAGATGACTTTATAGAAATTGGATGCGCTTGAATGTTTATCCATACTCCTGTAAGTTCATCAAATTTTAATACATCGCCACAAACAGGACTTGTAATTTGAGCATCGTGCAAAGAAGATATATCTCCTCCGATTTCTACAAATACAAATATAGAACCGTTTGCAGTGCTATTTAGAGCCACACCCACTTTTACTGCATGGCTTGGAGAAGCCGGAGATGTGTTCTGTAATGCTCCGGCCACACTATCTGAAAGATATAGAGTGTCTCCTTCTGTAAAATTGCTTGTGTCATACGACCTTACAATTCCGGCTATGGTTACATATCCTTCTGTGTTATTTTCTATCGGGTCGGTTGCGACACCAATAACCTTATCTCCAGAGACGTTTGTTGCAATTGCAGGAGCTAACGTTGGTCTATTTCCTTGTGCCCCGCTAACATATACAACCGTACCGTTTGGAATAGTAGAACCTGTTTTATTGAGACATCTTATAAAGAATTCCTGACCAATTTGAAGTACAGTTCCATCTATCTCTGTCATCATTGCCAGTGTGTGTTCTACAGTATCCCAATATATCAATCCTTCTTGGTGTGCAGGAATGCTTGCTCCCAAGTTAAAACTTACATAATTTACATCAGGGTTTAGATATACCAGTTCCCAAGTAGCACCATTATATCTATACGATTCCCCTGTATCTACAGTTATAATAGTCCCTGTTGTGTAAAAATTTATCTCATTATCAACTTCCGCTAGGGAAGTCACTTGGCGTCTTGAAAGTTGAACGTCAGACCCAATCTTGTTTAGTATCGTTCTGACAACAGAACCCAACATTCCCGCCAAAATATCGGAGTATGCTCCCATATCTCACCGCCTAACTTAACTAAGAATATAAAATATTCTCGTCAGTCCATACCCCTTCGTCAAGCCATATTCCTCTAGTTCCAAGTGGCTGTGCAATCGAGCTTGACAACAACCATACATATGTTGTTTCTGGAATATCTACTGGTATCCCATTTTTCGAAACAAATGAATTAAAAAACAATTCTGTTTTATTTTCAACTGTTAAAGATGCATTAGAAATGGAAAGTTCTTCTTCCACTCTAGGTATTTCAACTTCTAAAATTATATTCATAAAAACCCCCTTTTATATTATGGGGCTACTGATGGAAAATGAAAATCGGCTAAGGTTAAGTCTGCCAAGATTATTTTATATGCTCCCGTGTCAGTCAAGTATATAATTTTTCCAATTAAATCTGCTCCCGATATTTTGTTATCAACTATATCTGCGGAAACCGCAATATAATTTACAAAACCGAGTCTGTCCACAAATGTTAGTGCCATGCCTCCTCCTTTTTAATATTGTTCATCCCACGTAATTCTAGCTCCCGCTGTTCCAGTTCCCGAAACAGCTCGTGCCGCAATTGTCAACATATCTTTTGTTCCAAGCAAGCCACTATACACAAGAGGATATACTTTGGTTATATCGGCAATATCAGATAATTTTCCAGCGGCAGTAGCCGCTCCATAAGTTCCATCTATAATTGTATATCCGGTTATTGTAGTTGCAGAAATATCGAATTCGGCTATAGACCTTAACGTGTCAACCGAAGACCAGCTTGCGCCAGTCAAAGTCCCACCAATCAAAATCAAAATTTCATGAGTTTGGGATGCAACTGTGTAAGAGATTGATTGAGGTTCTATATGCCCTCTATTTTTTAATTGCTGTGCCCCGTTCAAACCACCAAAGAATTCTGCCGCTCGAACAGAAATCAAGGGGATAAGAGTTGTGCTGGTGGCCTTTAAAGTAATTTGGTTCCCTTTCGAGAACCTAACCCTTTCTGACCCAAGTCCACCGCTGTATACAGTAGTACAAATCATGTCCATTGTAGCCGTACCGCTTGCTGTACCAACATTTTCTACTTCTCCACGAACGGGTAAGCATCCGGTTGACATATAAACATTATTTAAACTATTAGCATTCAAAAATTCATGGCAAACATGTTGTTCACCATCTATAACGAATCCTACCTCAACTCTACCAACACCAAGATATTGCAACTGGATAAAAAGAATTTGTGTCTTTTCAACATTTAGAGTTATTCCAGAATGACTTGTTCCTGTCATTATGTCTTTATTCCAATCTTGCTGTGCTATTCTTTCTTCGACAGGAGTTCCTGTGACGTTGGTTCTTCTAACTATGTATAAATCTTCGCCGTTTCTTTCAAAGAATATTCCGTTATCATCGTCAAAGTAACCAACCCTGCTTACAGCGTTAGTTACAGGCGCACTCATTACAAATGTTTGCTCTAGGTTCAAGGAACGTCCGGGTTGGTATCTAAGATACTGCTTAGTCTGACGTGTGAACTTATTTGTATCTGTTACCCCTCCGGTTGACAACCTTAAAGCATTCTCTAGTGGTATATGAGTCATAGACCCATCTCCAACAGCTAGATATTCCCAAAAGAAAGGGTTGTTCCCATATTCGCTCATACTGTCAATGAGAGGCTGTGGTTCTGCTACTCTCAATCTTCCAAAAGCATCAAAATAAAACCCATCGGTTAAAGTTGAGAGAGTAGGTCTTCCATACCTATGTGCCATATTTTACCTCCCATTATTAAATTAGAAATCCGACAATATTAGTCGGATTAAGTGTGGACGTGACAGGAATCGAACCTGCGACAAATACATTGCAAGTGTATCACTCTCCCTAGCTGAGTTACACGCCCATATAAAACAAGTATATCATAAAATCGTTCTTTTATCAAGGGTTTGGAGGTACTTAATTAAAATACCTCCATCTCCTTTTGAATCTGTAGTTGTTGTCAACTACGTCATATCTCCTTGTACACGTGGTACACGAGGCTAATACCAGTCAAAACCTTCTGGTTTATATTTCCAAGTCCAACCAATACTGCATACTCCTCCAACTCCATCCAGAGGGTAAGCATGTAGTTCTCTTTCGTCCATTGTTCCACCCAACATTGGCTCACTCGGATAACCGATTTCTTTCATAGTGTCAATCAGATACCAGTTATAATCGGGTTTCCATTGCTTATGCAATATGGGTCTCAGCCAATCAAAGAAAGACAATATTTCCAATATAGGATTTTTGTATGTTCCTATAAGAGCATATATACTCGACTCGGTGTAAATAAGGGATTCTATAGTTACAGGATAAGCGAATAAACCATCAGTATTTATAATCTTACCTTCTTCTCCAATTAGATTATCTGCATATATCTTTGTATTGAAGGGAGGTCTTGTATAAATAGTAACCTTTTCTTCTTCAATTGCCGCCAAAGGAATATCTGAAAAATCAGGAACTCTGTTTGTATCTACTGTTGGAAACCATACATCGCCACTTCCCAATTCTCCGGTAGAAGAGTTTACACCCCTGCTAACAGATTCTTGATATTTGCGTCTGGCCGAGCTAGAAACAAGCTGTTGCTTTGTAAATAAAAGCGGATTGGACTTTGGAGTCAAATCGGGGTCTGGTTCTTTATCAAAATCCTGACATTCAAAAAGTAAAAACTTTTGGTCTCCCTGAATTCCTTCCATAACAACATGTATCCAATTTCTACCACAAAGAATAAGCTCTAGCTTTTCATCGTCTCTATCCATGAAGCCATAACCCGATTCCCTAAATCTGGTTAGCATGGCATCTCCCATAAGCGATTTCATAACGTCTTCCCAAGGAGTCCCAATAACTCGAACGTTTGGCTTACCTTCTATCTTTAGAGTATTGTTGCTCCCCCAAAACAGCTTAGATGCGGCCTGTGTCATATTTGTGGCCTTGTACGGTTTGTCTTCTGTACGAGATTTCCCATACAATTCTAAATCCGTTTTTATCTGACCAACAGCACCATTGGTTGTTTGATTATATTCAAATCCTTCTGGCCTGTTCTCATAAGGTTGGGGAACTAAAGGGAATAGCATATTATGCACCCCCTTTCGTAAACTTTAACAGTTAATTCTATACAATTCTTTTTCCAAGTAGGAATTGGCCTTTTCGGGAGTATTGTATTTACGAATGTCTATTTCTATGTAGTATCCATGTTCTAAGGCGTATTGTTTTTTGTAATAATCACGTTCTACCATTTCTTCTGAATACCAAGAATCTTCGAATTCATAGTGTTGACTTC